GCTTTGATATCTAAACAAAGAATAAAAAATAGAATAGACTGTTCCTATCTTATGTTTTAATTCTGTTGATCGAAATATATCTGCCGTGTCAGTAACAAGACCATTATAAGATACATCTGTTATACTGTCTTTATCCCAAACAAAATTCCAATCATTCTCAATCATATAAGTGAGTAGCTTTTCTAAAGACTTTGGATCACCGTCTCTTATATATTTTCTTCTGCCGCACCTATAGTTTAATTTAAGATAGTATTGATGATTTACAGCGTCCCAATTTATTGCCTTTAACAATTCAGTTGATGAGAATTTGAAATCATTTTCATTTTCTATCATCGATAGTTCTCTAGCACTGCATGTTCCAATAAAATCTGAAAAGTGCGGCTGATATTTCTCTTGAAATATTCCAAATTTATTTTTGTAACATTTCTTGGTAACGTTATATCCAAGATACTCAATGTTTGAATGTTCTAGTATATCATATTCTTCTGTTGGTTGCAACATGTAATGTGAATTATAGTTTATTCCTATACCTTTGTAAAAAGTATTGGTTTTTATTCCTATTGAAATACGACCGTCAATCTGTTCTACTATTTCATCAAGAGCTATATGATCCAAAAGAGAACCTGTTTTGTCCCAAATTGGAATCAAGTTTTCCGCCATCTCTCAAACTCCAACTTTGCTCTCAAACCTTCAAACGTATTCTTATCTATAATACTCTGTATCTCACTGGATGTCGCTCCAGTCAAAATATAGTCGTTTATGTCTTTGGACACTATATCTTGAGGCCAAATAAAAATATTTTTTCCGAGACTAATTGTCTTCTCCATGTGCTTTACAATAGCAGCATTGCGTGGTTCATTATCATGAATGAACACATAGTCATGATTGCCGAGCAAAAGAGATACATTATACAACGAAGCATCCATAGTTGCAACTGAATTCTGCAAAAACATACTATCAATCGGGCCTTCTACAACATAGATGCGCTTATTCGGATCAACTTTGTTTGCTCCAAATATCTTTGCGTTTTCTTCATCTAGCTTGATTGTAATATACTTAATCTTACTATCACCGATTGCACGACCTTGAAATCCTAGCAATTCATCATCAACATCATAGAAGGGGAAGATGATACGAGGCTCATCATATAATGTCTTATCATAGTTAGGCAGCATCTCCATAACAAACTCACGAAAGTTAGGAGCATAGTATATATCATGCAGTCTGTCACGAGGAATCTTGCGTGAGAGGAGATACTGACCTGCTTTGTGATTTATAGGTAAATCAGCAATCGAAGTGAGATTTATCTTAGTTGTGAATGTTGGCTTCTCACGGGCCATGGAAAAGTCAGGCTTCGCAACATTACCGGTGGACTCATTCTTATATCTTTCCAATTGATACTCACGATATAAAGACGGATCGACAACCTTGATAAAGTTACCAAGAGAAAGACTTGTTCCACAATTATGGCAAATATAGAATATATCCGACTTGCGACGATAGAAATAGCCGCGAGCCTTGATTTTGTTCTTGCTGGAATCGCCACAGATTTTGCAGCGACAATTCCACAAGTATTCTGATTTTTGCTTGAAACGTTCCAGTTTCGTGGAAACTAATGAAACGAACTTCTTATCAATGTATAAAGACATAATGCCACCTAGTGATACTTAGATGGCATTATAACAGAAGGATTTAAAAAGTCAATTACTTAAAGAGATTGTCTAGCAAATTGGCCTGACCTGCGACCCAAGCAAGAACCACAGCAACCAAAACTATTCCATATTTCCAAGTTTCAATATTACCAATACGTGAAGATATTCCCTCATCTTTCTTAGTCAAGTCTTCGCGTATCTTCTTTAGTTCATCAAGAATTTTACTTTCAACGTCCTCAATCTTATCAGTCAATTCTTTGTTGACAGTATTGATTCGGTTGTATACATCTTTTATATTGCTTTGTTGTTCCTGTCTACGCATTTCTAGTAGTCCCTGCACTTCTTGAGTGATTCGTTCCTGTGTTTCAATCCTCTGCTCTTGCAAAGATACCATACGTGAAAGACTTGATGCAATCTCCTGCATCTTGTCAATCGTCGTGTCGAATTTGCTCAACAATGCTGCCATTGTTGTAACATCTTTCTTGAGTAATTCTATTTCAATTCGGTTTTCTTGTTCTGTAACCACGACGATTGACCTTGTTCGTTTATTTATCTCTACCTGTGCCTACAGGTTTCTTTGGCAATTCATTTTTTACAGGTGCAACTGGTGTTGCTGTTACTGCAATCTGCGGTCTAACAATTGTTGACGGCATAGCTGCTGTCATTTGCTTTTCCATCACACGACTACCAAACCAGAATGCGATGATTGTAGAGAACAATGCCATGGTATCTGGATCCCACACAGCTTGAAGCATCTGAGGAACAGATTGACCTGTATTGATCATCACATATGCTGCTGAAATTTTTACGGCCAAAAACACAATAAAAAATGTATATGTGATTATTGGACGAACAGAAGCACGTAATGCGTTAATAAACTTTCCACCATCAATAGACTTATCATGATCAAGAAGAGATTGTCGCTCGACAGCATCAGCCTTGACCATCTCAATATTGTACTGGAGAGAGGCCGCGCGTTCTGCTGCATCCAATCTAATCTTAGTAAGTTCGATTTCATAACTACGCTCCTGTTTCAGTTCAAATATTCTCACAATAGAAGGCAGAAGCCCACCGATAATACCCAAAAACGGCATCAATAGTGCTAACATGTTTTATTTTCCTTCTTCCGTAGTAGACGATTTATTTTCAATGATCATCTTTTCAATTTTCTCTTGACCTCTCGTATAAGCAGAAACACCAATGATTGCTGCCATTGACATGTGATAGAAACCCGATTCTCTGAGTGTAAGAGGATTCCAAGTTACACCATATCGAAATGCTATGAGAGGAAAAATAATAAAGTCACAAAGACAAACAGCAAAATACTGCCATGCAATCGCAGGTCTCCAGTATTGCTTTATCCAAGTTTCTTCTTTCATCCAAGTCTCGCAAACTGCCAGTGCATACCATCACAACGGCGTTCGTCTAGCGTATTATTATTTCCGTTCCAATCACCACCCCATACAGCGCCAGTTTTTTTCCATGCATCTAGCACTTCTGGAAACTGAGCAAAACGAGGTGTCTGATCACCAAGTCCGTTGTTGGCTGGATCTAAGTCAATAGCACAGCCCCATGAATGCATCGACAAACTGTTGCCGCCTCTCATCAAGCGATAGTTATACACACCGCCGAAGATAGAGACGCCCCAATGGTCTAGTGTAGCTTGCTTACCGCCAGCTGCTTTGTAAAGATTGTTGAATGCTTCTTGAAAGCCTACAAGACAGTTTTTGTTTACTTTGAAGCGAGATACTGGCTTGCCAGCATATGTGATACGAAATGGTGGAGTGAAATATACAAGATATTCCGATTCCCATTTCACAGATGGTTGAGTTACATTCTTACCGCGTGGATTTCCATAGAAGGAATCACAATCGCGTTGTAAAGGCCAAGTTGTCATACGTTTTTCCCATATCTTGCGAAACACAGTGCGCCTGTGTTTTCGTCTTCTATAATAATAGCACCCTTTTTATTCTTCTTTGCTTCCATACGGATGTGATGATATGTGTCATCTTCATCCAAATATTTGCGCCAGTGTTTACCCTTGCGCTTTGCTTCTCTAATCTGATTGAAAATTCTGGAAGGAACAATATATGTTTCAACACCCATAAATGGCTTACCACGTTTTACCATCGGCATTAGTTCTTTTGGTCTGCCTGGTTCTCCTTGCGGACCTACTCCTATGCCTGCAACATTACCACCACCAGCTGCATTTACAGGAGCATCTTCATCCACATAAGAACCCATAGTCTTACCAAGCGGAATAGGTTTCTTGTCTCTCTTAGCATCAATCTCTTGACCCATAGCAGAAAAAGGAGCAGCCATTCCACCATCACCTGAAGTTCCAGCACCAGCTAAATTCTCTTTAATCTTTTTTCTAACTAACTTCATTATTCTCTTGACACCCTATTGACAACTGTGTATTCTGGCTATGCCAGCGATGATATGAATACCTTTAAATATCTCTTAGTCTTTTCCCAACAAACAAATCAACCGAGATGTTTCTTGCCCAGATATCTTTACCTCTTATTCCTGTAACATAGTCTGGCATATAATCAAGAAACATCAAGAATGTTTTTAGTATCTGATAGTCTTGTTCATCCAGTTTAAAAAACAACATTCTAACAGCATTTCTAGTTCCAAAAACATTAGAGAGGATGATAATATGATTTAGTATCAACCTCTCTTTTAATTCACCAGTTGTTTTATACCTCTTGATAAGTCTCTTTATATACTTAATACGCTTTAAGTCTTCCTCAAATTCACTCATTATACAGTTTGGAGAATCATAACACTTCATGGCATACATCATGAAGTTCTCATCATTTAAGTCATCAATCATTATTTCTTTTCAGACTTTTCCTTTTGAGCATTCATTGCTGCTCTGGCCAATTGCTTTGCCTTATTCTTTGGCTTCTTATATGGTGTAGAAGGCTTTTCTGTTGGCATATCAAAAGGTGCTTTTTCTTCTTTTGTTAGTTTATCTACTGCCTTAGCAATACCTTTTCTACGATTCCAAGACCTCTTGAACATCTTCTCAGCAAACTCATCGTCTTTCTTGCCTTGTGCATAGTTTTTATAGTCACCCTTTTTAAACTCGTCTCTGGCACGATTGGCTCTATCACCATAACGACCAGTTGCAGCAGACTTTGTAGCAACATCATGAGATGCCGCCTTGATGTAGTCACCAAGTTTCTTCTTTGAAATTTCGTTAATCTCTTCTGATTCTTTAATTCCATAAGAACGCTTTAGATAGTTGTCTAGAACACCACCTTTGCTCTTATGAACTT